AAAGCAATGACTGGTGAAGATTTAATACCTAAAGAGCTGAAATGGAAAAATGAAAAAGAAGCAATGCAATCTATAAAAAACTATGGTGGCACTTTGTCAAAAAGTATAGCAAAAGCCTGTAAAGTTAAAGGCGTAAAACAAGTTCCTAACACTTTTATGCAAAAAGGTGATTTAGTAGTTTATAAAGAAGAAAGTGAACTGGTAGGTATATCTGATGGTTTTAAAGTATTAACACCTGCAGATGATATGGTGGTTGCAAAACAAGGTGTAGATATATTGTCAGTATGGAGAATATCTAATGGCTAAAGCTATAAAGGCAGCAGCTAAAGTATTTGTAGCTACATTCATAGTAGCAACAGGAGCATCTTTTTTATTAGGTACTGTTGGATTGAATGGTGCTTTTTTATTTGGTGTAAGCACAACAACTATTGCTGGATTATCAGCAGTATCAACTTTAGTTAGTGGATTATTTTCTAAAGGTATAGATTCAACTTCTGCTGATAACTTTGGTACTAAAGTAGCAACTAGATCAGGAGCAGCTCCAAGACAGATTGTATATGGTCGGTGTAGGGTCGGTGGAACAATAACTCATATTGAAACTACTGGCACAGACAATTTTAAATTACAAATGGTTGTTGTACTTGCAGGTCATGAAATAGATGCATTAGAAGAAGTCATAGTGAATGACGAAGTTTTAACAACTACAACAGCAAGTGGATTTCAGGTAGTTACAAATTCTAAATTTACCAATACTGATAATGAAAATAACTTTGGTAGTGGAAGGTTAATGCGATTCGTTTTTGTTGATGGTTCACAAACTTCTGCTAATTCAACAGTTATAGGTGCATGTTCTCTTAACTCTAATGATAAATTTATTGATTGTGCTTATGTGTACATTGAAATGGTTTTTGACTCTGAAGCATTTGGTGGTGGTATACCGCCATTAGCTTTTGTAGTAAGAGGTAAAAAAGTATTTGACCCAAGAGATAGTTCAACTGCTTGGAGTGAAAACCCTGCTTTATGTGTAAGAGATTATGTGACTAATACAACTTATGGTTTAAAAGCAACTTCTAGTGAAGTCAATGATACAACTAATCTTGGCGGATTTCAGTCCGCTGCTAATACTTGTGATAGTAGCGGAACTGTAGCTACAGCTACAACAAATGGTACTACTTCAAGTTCAGTCAATGTAACCATAAATGCACAACCAACAAATACACTTATTGATGTAGGTCATGTGGTAACAGGATCAGGAATTTCAGGAACAGTAACAGTAATAAGAAGATTACTTAATACAATTACTTTATCTTCAGCACAATCAATAACAAATGGAACAACCTTAACTTTTAGTGAAGGAGCATATACAGCTAATGGTATAACTAATATGTCAGCTAGTGGACAAAGTGTTATAGAAGGTTTGTTAAGTGCATGTGCAGGCAAGTTATCTTATATAGATGGTAAGTTTGTAATGTTTGCAGGAGCATCTGTAACCCCTGATATGACAATTACTGATGATAATTTATTAGCACCTATTGCAATTACTACTAAACAATCAAGTGGTGAATCATATAATACCGTCAAAGCTGTTTATGTTGATGCAAATACAAATTATGTAGCTACTGATTCTCCTGTATTCACTAGCAGTACATTTTTAAGTGCAGATACACCATCAGGAGAAAGTAGTGCTAATTATAGAAAAACATTAGAAATACAATTGCCTTTTACTGATACAAGTTCTATGGCACAAAGGTTACAGAAAACCGCATTATTGCATCATAGAAAAGAAGTAACTTTATCAGTCATGTGTAATATTAAATTTATGCAATTACAACCTTTTGACTGGGTTTACCTTACAAATGAAAGATTAGGTTATACCAATAAAACATTTGAAGTTTTATCAACCAATTTAGAAGTTATAGGTGATGCTGATGCTCCAGTATTAGCTACTGCTCTTGCTCTTAAAGAGATTGATGCATCTGTATTTAATTTTGCCCAAAGTGATTATACAAACCCTGTAGACGAAGGCACAAGCGTTTCTACAGGTAGTTTTTCTGTAACTGCACCAACAAGTTTTTCAGTAGCAAATCCAGTTGTGGTTGTAGAACAAGCAACAACAAATATCAGCATGAATACATCATGGACTAATAATCCATCAGATGAAATACAAGGAACTGAAATTAAATATGGAACATCAAGTGGCACATATACAGAAAGTCAGATTGTTGGAAAAGGTATAACTAGTTTAAAAATAACTAATCTTTTGCAAAACCAAACATACCATTTTGCAGCAAGACATTTTTCAGGTAATAATGTTTTTAGTGATCTTACAAGTGAAGTATCAAAAGCATCAGGTGCTACTACCACAGCACCAAGTGTTCCAACTAATTTAGATGCTAGTGATGGAAGTCCATTAGCAGTAAAAGTATCATGGACTAATCCTAACAATTCTGATTTAAGCTCAGTTAAGATTTATGCTACTACTTCTAATTCAGCACCTACTAATGAAACCACATTAAAAGCCACAGTTGCAGGTGAGCCTAATGCAATATCTACAATATCTTTTGGTGAGCAAGATGGTTTAGCAGCAGGAACTACATATTTCTTTTGGGCAAAAGCTGTCAATAGAACAGGTTTAACTTCAGCATTCACTAGTTCTAATAGTGGTAATTTTACTAAGGTTGAAGCACCTGATATTAACTTACCTGATTTTTCAGGATATTTTCATAAAGAAGGTAACACTACTACTGCATTAACATCATCACAATTTAATACAGAATATGGAAGAACACCTCTAAATGATGATATTTTAGTTATGGTTAACACTAGTGCTAGTCCTAAAGTCTCAAAGGCTTATAAATGGAATGGCAGTACATTTGTAGAAATATCTAACTTTACTACTGGTGATTTAATAGTTGATGGAACTATTGCAGGTGCAAAAGTAATAGCAAGAACAATAGAAGCAGGAAATATTGCAACAGGCACTTTGACTGCTAATGAAATTGCAGCAGGAACAATCACTGCAACGCAAATTGCAACCGATGCAATCACAGCAGTTAAAATTGATGTAAATAATTTACAAGCTATATCATCAGACTTAGGTTCAATATCAGGTGGTGATCTCAATATAGGTTCAGGTACTTTTGTTGTAGCTAGTGATGGAGCATTGACTGCAACATCAGCTACTATTACAGGTGCAGTCACAGCAACAAGTGGCTCGTTCACAGGCTCATTAACATCTACTTCAGGAACTATAGGTGGCTTTACTTTAGGTTCATCATCATTAGTAGCAGGTAGTGGTAGCACTAGAGTTTCTTTAAGTACAGCAGATGGTATACATCTTGGAAATAATACATTTGGATCAGCTCCATTTAGAGTTACAAGGGCAGGAGCTTTAACAGCAACTAATGCCACGATAACAGGTGAGGTTAATGCAACTAGTGGAACATTTAATGGTTCTATATCCATAGGCTCAGGAAATAGCATATTTAAGGCTGATTCTAATGGTATATATCTTGGAAACGCAACTTTTGGTTCAGCACCTTTTAGGGTAACTCCAGCAGGTGCATTGACAGCTACAGGCGTAACTATTAATGGTGATTTAACATTAACAAATATAGATGGAACTACAGTAACTTATAATGGTGGCAATCTTGTAGTAGGAACTATTGGAAGTGCAAATCTTGGTGCTACTGCAATATTTCCAGCAACTTTAAGATTTGAAAGAAGTAATGCAACTACAGCACCTTCTGATTCAGAATTTAATACTGCATTTGGTAGAAATCCAAAAGCTAATGATATTGTTGTAGTTGCAAGAACAGATACAAATGCACAAGTTGCATATAAACATGATGGTAGTTCTTTTTCAGCTATAAATAATTATATTGATGGAGATTTAATTGTTGATGGCACTGTAACAGCATCGCAAATTGCAGCCAACACAATAACAGCTACACAAATTGCTGCTGGTACTATTACTGGTACGCAAGTAAATGTTGACACTTTAAATGTAAAACATTTTGCAGATACAAGTGCAGACATTATAAATCAAACAAGTGGTACAGTTCCTTTAGCTGTTTATAGTAGCGCAAATCAATTTGATGGAAGCTTTCCAGGCGATCAAATAAATAGTGTTGAAACTACATTTTTACCAATAACAGTCAACAATGTTAGAAATGGTGCAACTTTTCAAGTTTTATACAGTGCTGTTTTAGGTGATACAAGAAATGGTAAAATTCAATATTGTTTTAATCCAAATTTCCTAAGTGGTGTAACAACCTTATCTCCTGTCGTATCATCTGATGCTGGTACTTTTAGAACTTATGTATTTATGTGGCAAGGTACTATAAGTGGATTATCTAGCAGTCAAGAAACTGTATATTGGAGGATTAATTGGATTGGTGGAACTCACAACAGTACATATCAAAGTATGTATGTATATATGGATAATACAACATGATTGATTACACAATTTACAATACAAGCACAGGCTTAATACACACGACTGGCACAAGTGGTTGTGACAATGTTAATGAAATAGCAATCAATACTGGTGATAGCATAATACAAGGTATATACAGACAAAATGAATACAAAATAATAGATGGTAAAGCACAATCATATACACCTGATTTTTTAAATAGATTAAGAAAAAAAAGAGATTATCTTTTACAACAATGTGATTGGACACAAACATCTGATACACCTTTAACAGATTCAAAAAAAGCAGAATGGGTTACTTA